TAACAAAGGAACCAAGCATATTACGGTGTGCTCTCCTAAAGGAGAACTACACTATGAGAGGACTTCTGTCCAATCTGCGTAATATTGATGCCATCTCTGACTTTAAACGAAGAGTTTAAAGATTTAAACCGTCCCTAACAAGGGTCGGCACCCACCTCGGCTTCATGCTGTAGCGATACCGCATGGAGGTTTTACTCAAGTGATCTAGATCCCTCGCCATAGGCTTAGGAAAAAGACTACGAGAGTACTTATCATACTTCTCTTTATGAGAGAAATCACTTTCGAGTGACGACTCTTCTCGAGATGTCGATAAGCACTTGAGTAAAGCGGCGTAGCCGTCTATCCTGTCATCCCTTTTGATGGGAGCAAGCGCAAGTGTTCTGGTTAAGAACCTATGCGTGTCATAACACCATTTGTGAGGTGTCATGGCGTCCTGACGACTATGCCACCCGAACGAGCCTGAATCTCTAGATACAAGTGGTAAAGCTCTACCTAAGAGTCTTTCCACTTCATTCTTGAGCCAGGTGCTTGCTGAATATAGTCCTTCCATCCACAAATGGTTAGAAAGACTAATAAAGCTTGCAATAACGTTCGGACTTGCCTTGGTTTGATCTGGCCGGTGTCTAATGTATAAGGGTGTTATATCAACTCCCTTAAACGCTTCAACACCGCAGCTTTCCTTAAAGTTTCCAGTAAGGAAGCTCTTCCTGTCGTTGACCTTCAAGCCAACGTCTGTAAGCCAGTTCACACAATGGTGTGCATATTTCTTGGATATGATGATGTCATCACCATACACTCGAATATGCCGAGAAGCTCGCTTAACATTCCAGTAAGTCGGGGAAGTACCCTGACTATCCAAGATAGCTGCTATGCATACCACAGCAAAGCAGACGGACTGTACTGGAAAAGTTAAAGCGTTTCCCATTCCGGCAAATTTCCCTAAGGTTAGCACTGGTTTTCCAGGGCAAACAACAAAGGGAGAACGACAATCCATCATATGCTCGAAGAATTGAGCATGATGTCTGAACACGGATCGAACGAGCGTTAAGCTCATAAGATCCGAGGCAGACTTTAGATCGATGGTTGCCCAGTTGTCGTAAAGGGAGCCAGCCAGAGCCAACTTTTGGTTTAAGCTCTGGTCGGTTAGTGCTATGCTATTACGCAAGATCCTACACTCATTGATACTATCTCTGAGAAGGATATTAAGCCCCTGTTGAACAAACTGTTTCAACATTGGCTCAACCGTAATCGTTCTGCGCGAAGTAGAACTTTTCGCGACAGAAATTAGCTTCGCACTGCTTCTCGAAGCTCGTTCAGAGTTAGAAAATACGTCACCTGTTGGAGGACTTTCCTCGTGAGAGGTTAGTCGTCCATCAATTGACGCCCTAGCAACTTCTGTTCGAAGTGGATTACTAGATCCCATCCGAGTTCGACTCTTACGAGACCGAACTCTTTTGGAGTCATGTAACCTCGAAGAACTGA